ATCGTGGAGAAAAAGAGTGCAGGAACTGCTCTGTACCAAGAAATGAGGAGAATGGGTATACCTATACAGGAATACACGCCACACAGGGGATCTGGTGACAAGCTAGCTAGACTTAACTCCGTGACCGACATCGTGTCATCAGGTCTGTGTTGGGTTCCCGAAACACGGTGGGCAGAGGAGCTAATCGAAGAGATAGCAGGGTTTCCGTTCATGAGCCACGATGACTTGGTTGACTCCACCGTCATGGCGTTGATGAGATTTAGACAGGGCGGGTTTATACGACTGCCAAGTGATGAACCTGAAGAAGTTGTTTATTTTAAACATAGGAGAGGCGGGTACTACTGATGGCTGTAGAAAAAGGACTATTTCAAGCCCCGAAGGGTGTAGATGAGGAAGAGACAGAACAACTTGAGATAGAAGTTGTCAACCCCGACATGGTCACACTAGATGATGGTAGTATGGAGATCACCATAGTTCCTGATGATAATGTGGTTGGTATGGGAGCGTTTGACGAGAATATAGCTGAAAACATGAAAGAAGATCAGTTGGCAGCTGTAGCCGATGAACTCTTGGGTAATATAGATTCTGACTTGGAAAGCCGCAAAGAGTGGGCAGACACGTTCGTCAAGGGTCTTGACGTGCTAGGTTTTAAGTATGAAGAACGTACAGAGCCGTGGGAAGGAGCCTGTGGGGTGTATTCTTCTGTATTAGCCGAGGCTGCTATTCGATTTCAGGCGGAGACGATGAGCGAGACGTTTCCTGCACAAGGACCAGTAAAGACTAAAATGTTAGGTCAGGAGACTAAAGATAAAAAAGAAGCTGCTGATCGTGTAAAAGCCGATATGAACTATGAGCTTACTGAGAATATGGTAGAATACCGATCAGAGCATGAGCGTTTGCTTTACAACCTTGGTCTGGCAGGGTCTGGGTTTAAAAAAGTATACTATGACCCTAATCTAGGAAGGCAAGTAGCTGTGTTCGTACCCGCAGAAGATGTAATCGTACCTTATGGGGCATCGCACATAGAAACAGCGGAACGTGTGACACATGTCATGCGAAAGACAAAGAACGAGCTGAAGAAGCTACAGGCTAGTGGGTTCTATGTAGATGTAGATCTTGGTGAGCCACAGGCATACCACAGTGATATAGAAGAACGTAAAGCAGAGGAGGGTGGGTACTCTCTTACAAACGACAACCGATACAGCATATACGAGGTACACGCAGATATAGTCATAGAGGGTGTAGATAGTTCAGACGAAGGTATAGCTAAACCTTACATAGTATCTATAGAGCGTGGCTCGTACAAGGTGTTAGCCATACGACGTAACTGGAACCCTGATGATGCTCTGATGTTGAAAAGACAGCACTTTGTTCATTATGTATATACCTCTGGCTTTGGGTTTTATGGTCTTGGACTCATACATATCATCGGTGGGTACGCACGGGCAGGGACATCAATTATACGTCAGCTTGTAGACGCAGGTACATTGGCAAACCTCCCAGGAGGACTGAAAGCTAGAGGTTTGCGCATCAAGGGAGACGATACGCCTATAGAGCCTGGGTCTTTTAGGGATGTTGACGTACCATCGGGCAGTATACGTGATAACATCATGCCACTGCCGTACAAAGAACCTAGCCAAGTGTTATTGGCTTTGTTGAAAGACATAACTAATGAAGGTCGTCGATTAGGAGCGATAAGCGATATGAATATATCCGACATGTCCGCCAACGCTCCTGTAGGCACAACCCTTGCCCTATTAGAAAGAACACTCAAACCGATGGCAGCCGTACAGGCTCGTGTACACTATGCCATGAAGCAAGAGTTCAAATTACTAAAACGATTAATGGCTGAGTATGCCCCTTTAGAGTATGATTACCAACCTGAAAGAGGTGAGGTATCAGCACGACAGGCAGACTATGCCATGACTGATGTCATCCCTGTATCAGACCCGAACAGCTCTACGATGGCACAGAGGGTGGTGCAGCACCAAGCTGTGTTTCAAATGGCACAGGCTGCACCACAGATATACGATTTACCTCAGTTACATAGGCAGATGATAGAAGTGTTAGGGGTAAAGAACGCGGATAAGATAGTTCCTATAAAAGACGACATGAAGCCAACAGATCCTATCAGCGAGAATATGGCAGCCCTACAAGGCAAACCAATGCGGGCGTTCATATATCAGGATCAAGACGCACACATCGAAACACATATGGCGTTCATGCAAGATCCTATGATTGCGCAGATGATAGGGCAGAACCCACAGGCAAAGCAAATAATGGCTTCTTTACAGGCACATATAGCTGAACATCTTGGGTTTAAGTATAGAAAAGATATAGAGGAGCGACTTGGTGTTGAACTACCTACACCAAACGAAGAATTACCAGAAGAAGTGGAGGTTAACTTGTCAAGATTAGTAGCACAAGCAGGTAAGGAACTAACGCAGTCTCACATGCAACAGGCTGCACAAAAGCAGGCTATGGCAAAGGCGCAAGACCCTGTGGTGCAGATGCAACAAGCTGAGTTACAAATCAAAGCACAGGAAGTACAACGTAAATCTGAAAAAGATAAAGCTGATGTGGCCTTACAACAGTCTGAACAAGAGCGAAAGGCAAAAAAGGATAAAGCTGACGCCATGTTAGAGGCAGCTAAACTACAGAAAGGTAATTAATGGCTAAAACCGTCTATGACGTGCTAATAAACAAAATCGAGGAAGAAATGACCTCTGCACAGAATTTCCTATATGCAGGATCAGCAAAAGATTATGCGAACTATAGGGAGATCGTTGGACTGATACGAGGTCTAAAGTCCAGCGTACTACACATAAAAGACCTTGCGAAGCAACAACTGGAAGGTGACGATGACTGAAGCAGTAAAACTGACGGACAACGAACTAGAGCAGCAACTACCACGACCTGTAGGGTACAGAGTGCTTATAGCTTTGCCTGAAATAGAAAAGACGTATGGGAATACTAGCGTCTTAAAAACAGATAAAGAAGTACATCACGATTACATAATGTCTATCATGGGACTTGTAATAGACATGGGAGACGGAGCGTACGGAGACAAAGAACGGTTTCCTGATGGCGCATGGTGTAAACAAGGTGATTTTGTCATGTTCCGAGCAAACAGCGGGACACGATTTAAGGTAGCTGGAAAAGAGTATCGTTTATTAAACGATGATTCTATAGAGGCTGTAGTAGCAGATCCTCGTGGTATCACGAGAGCATAAGAGGTAAAAAATGGCATTTGAAAAAGTAGAATATTCATTCCCTGATCCTGACGCGGATGCAGCGAAACAAAATATAGAAATAGAGAACTCTAGTGCTATAGAGGTCGATATATCAGGTAAGAAAGAAGAAAAAGATGAGCCAAAAGCTAACGGAGCAGAGGATAAAGGAAGCGCGAAGGCTGCTCCTAAAGATGAACTTGAAGTTGAAGTTGTCAATGATACACCGAAAGCTGACAGAAACCGTAAACCTTCTACGCCACCTGAAGAAATTACTGAAGAGGAGCTTAAGAAATATTCGGATCAGGTTCAACAACGGATAAAACATTTAGGTAAGGGTTATCACGACGAAAGACGAGCAAAAGAAGCCGCTATACGAGAACGCGATGAGCTGGAGAGGTTTGTAAAATCCATACAGGATGAGAATAACAAACTAAAAGGTAGTGTTAACAAGAACCAGACAGCTCTCATAGAACAGGCTAAAAAAACAGCAGAAATAGAACTTGTACAGGCTAAAAATGCATACAAAACTGCCTATGATGCAGGGGACACAGATGCTGTTATAGCTGCACAGGAGAGCATAACAAACGCTAAGATAAAGACTGATAGGTTAAATAATTTCAAAGTTCCTTCTTTACAGGAAGAAACTGATGAGGTAAAAAGTAAAGAAGAGCCTAAACCCACTGCTCCCACCGTAGATCCAAGAGCGCAGGATTGGGCAAAAAAGAACACTTGGTTCGGTACAGACGATGAGATGACAAGTCTGGCACTGGGCTTGCACAACAAACTTGCCAAGCAAGGAGTTGATTTGCAGAGTGACGAATACTACGAGGCTATCGATTCTCGTATGCGGCAGCTCTTCCCAGATAAGTTCGAAGAAGAGATTGCAGAGACCGAAGAGGCTGAAAAGCCAAAAAAACAGGCTAATGTGGTTGCACCCGCAACGCGGAGCGTAGCACCCAAAAAGGTAAAGCTAACGCAAACACAAGTCGCCATAGCGAAACGATTAGGAGTACCTATCGAATTATACGCCCAAAAGGTTGCAGAAGAAATGAGGAAAGAATAATGGCTGAAAACAGAATCAATAGAGAACTTGAAACTCGTGAGAAGACAGTACAAAAGAAGGCTTGGCAGCGACCCGAAACGTTACCTTCACCTACGCCAGAGCCAGGATATACGTACCGTTGGATACGAACAAGCACTCAAGGTCAAGTCGATGCCACTAATGTTTCCTCCAAATTACGTGAGGGTTGGGAACCAGTAAAAGCAACGGATCACCCAGAAATTACTTTGGTAACTATTGAGAACGAACGCTTCAAAGATAACATTGTAATAGGGGGACTAATGCTGTGTAAGGCTCCAACTGAACTTAAAGATCAGAGGACTGCGTACTATAAGTCTCAGACCGATAATCAGATGAAGTCAGTAGACAACAATCTCATGCGAGAAAACGATCCTAGAATGCCGTTATTTAACGAACGGAAGTCTAAGGTCACTTTTGGCAAAGGCAATTAATTTTAACAGGAGACTATTTTTATGGCTTATCCAACTATCGATGCCCCTTATGGGCTAGTACCCGTTGGTTTGATTGGTGGTCGTCCTTACACAGGTGCTACTCGGCAAATGAAGATAGCTAGCAACTACGGCACAGCTATCGGAAAAGGCGACTTAGTGAAGCGTGTAAACGACGGAACTATCGAACGCGACGGAAGTACAACCGCTTTCCCAGCAACTGGAACATTAGGTGTTTTTATGGGTTGTTCCTATACTGACCCTAATACTAGTCAGCTAACATTCAACAATCAATATCCTGGCAGCATCGTTGCTAGTGATATTCATGCGAGTGTTGTTGATGATCCAGACATCATACTTAAAGCAGCTATTTGCTCTTCAGGTACAACAATGGCAACATTGGGAAGAACTGTGATTGGTAACAAAGCTTCAATTATTAGTAATACATTAAATACTACTAATGGGCGAGGTAAGTTAGCTATCAACAATTCTGTTGCTACTACTTCAACACTACCATTTCAAATTATTGATGTAGTTGACACCACTGCGACAGGTAGCGATACCTTCCAAGAGGTTCTTGTCATATACAGCACACATACTGATAATGGTAGTAACGTGTTCATCGGTGGACACGCTTATCGTAACCCAGTTGGACTGTAGGAGGTATAGACAATGGCAATATCTAGAGCGCAACTTCTTAAAGAGCTACTTCCTGGTCTTAATGCACTATTCGGTTTAGAGTATGCAAAATACGGGGAAGAACACGCGGAGATCTTTGAATCAGAGACTTCTGACCGTTCTTTTGAAGAAGAAACTAAACTATCAGGCTTTTCTGCTGCACCAGTCAAGGACGAAGGTTCTGCCATCGAATATGACAATGCACAGGAAGCATTCACGGCTCGCTACACACACGAAACAGTGGCGATGGGCTTCGCAATTACTGAGGAGGCTATCGAAGATAACTTGTATGACTCTTTGTCAGCACGTTATACAAAAGCACTAGCTCGTGCAATGGCGTACACCAAGCAGGTAAAAGCAACAACTATCCTAAACAATGCTTTTGACTCTGGTACTACTTATGGAGATGGAGTGGAGCTTTGTTCTACTGCGCACCCATTAGTGAGTGGTGGAACTAACTCTAACGAACCAGCAGTTGCTGCTGATCTTAACGAAACTTCTTTGGAAGCCGCAGTTATTCAGATCGCAGGTTGGACTGATGAAAGAGGACTTCTCATTGCAGCAAGACCTCGAAAGTTAGTGATCCCACCGAATCTACAGTTTGTGGCAACAAGATTGTTAGAAACTGAAGGTAGAGTAGGAACTGCGGATAACGACCTTAATGCACTGCGCAATAATGGTTCTATCCCAGAAGGCTATACTATCAATCACTATCTGACTGATACAGATGCTTTCTTCCTACTAACGGATGTACCAAACGGTCTGAAGCACTTTACACGTAGTCCAATGGCTACGTCTATGGATGCTGACTTTGATACAGGCAACAGCAGATACAAGGCTAGAGAGAGATACTCTTTCGGTGTAT